GGCGCGCAAAGACCGCGCAGCAGCACGCGCGGCGCGCTACAGCCTGACGCAGGCGCAGATCGAGACCATGTGCGCCGACATCTTGGCGGCGCACGATGTCACTTGGCTGACCGTCACTGGACGCTCGACAAGCGCCGCGCTCATCCGGCCACGGCTGGAAATCTACCGGCGGCTGCTCGCCCTTGGCTGGAGCTACTCAGCCATCGGGCGCGCTTGCAATCGCGACCACACCACAATAATTTATTACGTCGAAAAATGGGGCAAAACAGATGAATAAGCACAAGCCGACGACCGCAACAGCAACAGCATCGGCAAGGCATCCTGCCGCGCAGGCCGCGCCGCAGACGATTGAGCAGACCCTGCAAGAGCGCGAGGCGACGCACGGCGACTTCGCGGACGTGGCGGCTCACGCGCAGCTGTTGAAAGACATCCTGCGCGAGTCGATGGGCTACATCAAGATGAACGACGCGCAGCGTGAAGCGTGCGAAACCTGGCTGATGAAGACCGCGCGCCTCATGGCGGGCGACGTGGACCACATCGACCACGCGCACGACATCGCAGGTTACGCGACGCTCTACGTGCGGGCCTGTGGCGCCAGGCTGGCCGAGCAGGCCGCCAACGAGGCCACCGCCGCAATGGAGGCCGCGCTGGCTGCGCCGCGCTATGAGGCGGGCGACGTGACCGTGACGCTGGTCAACGGCCGCGCGGCGTGAAGCCGCACGCGACACGGGCGGCGTTCGAGGCGATCAAGCGCGACGCCTGCGCCGAGTGCGGGATCGACCCGACGACGTTCGACAGCGCGACGCGCGTCGCGGCCGCCAGCACCGCCAGGCACCTCGCTTGGTGGCGCGCGCGTGACCGCCTGACCGTGTCGTACCCGCAGTTGGGCGCATGGTCAGGCGGGCGAGACCCGACGACCGTGTGGCATGGCATCCACTCGCTGGACGCCTGGCTGGATGGACGACCGTTCGAAGATGGCCTGCGCAAGCGCACGCGAGCGCGGGAGTACTACCAAGCGAAGAAAGCAAGAGGTGAGATATGACTGACGACATCGTGGCGCGGCTGCGCAAACGGGCGCACGAATACGACGAATACGATTGGCACAGCGAAATCGAACTTGAAGCCGCCGACGAGATCGAGCGGCTGCGAGTGACGATGGATGTTTTGCTTGCTGATCGGCGCGCAACACTTAGCGAAAATCATGATTTGTGGCGCGAGATTGAGCGGCTGCGAGAGGCGCACGCCACGTTAGGCGACCAGACATGGGGGCGCGAGCGATGATGCTGCGCCTTGATCCACCGTTGCCTGTCGTGACGCCGAAGGGCAAGGGGCTGGCGCACGTCCTGATCGACTACGGGGCCGAGCACGACCTGTGCTGGGTCGTGTTTCAGGACAGCAGCGAGTGCTGGACCTGGCGCAATCAAGACATCCGGGCCGAGAAGAACGTGACATTTGGGAGGGTGTGAGATGACGCCGACTGACCACAAGGCTGCCCTGCGCAAGTTGGCGGCGGAGGACGGGTGCCAGGCGTCGTTAAAGGCTGCTGCGCACATTGAGTACATCGAACGGCGGCTCACGAGCGCGTTAGACCGGGTGCGGCATCTGCAACAGAAGCTGCACAGCACAAGGCAACAGCGCAACGACCTGCGCAGGCAATTGAAAGGGGAACAAAATGCTGGAATTTTTACTCTTTGCGCCGATCATTTTGGCGGCGTGGATGACGGGTGTGGGCATGATAGTCATGACTGCAATGCTGCTGTGGAGCTTGTTTAACAATAAGTGAAACAATTTTAGATAAAAAAGACATGCATCAGACATAAAACCGCAATACGCTCCGCCGCGAACGACGGAGGCGGCGACATGATGCTAAGTGCGGCAGAATTGCAAACGCTGATCGTGCAGATGGGCAGCACCGCACGTGTCGCCGAGCACATAGGCCGAAACGAAAGCACAGTCCGATACGCGATCCGGCGCAACAAGCCGATCCGCGTATCGGATTTGATTCGCACCGCAAGCCTGCTAGAGGCCGAAGTAGCGGCGCTACGCGCCGCGCGCGATGCCAAGCCGCCGATCCGCACGCGCATCATACCAGCAAGAGAAGGACGCTCGACCCGCGTCGTCGCCATAGGCGACACGCACGACGAGCCGGGCATGGCCAAGGACCGCTTCAAATGGCTGGCGCGGCATTGTGTCGCACGTATGCCCGACAGAATCGTCCAGATCGGGGACTTCGCGTCGTGGAACTCGGTATCATCGCATGAAGAGCGCGGCAGCGTAGGCCATGCGCAACGTCCGTCGTTCCAAGCGGATCTGCAATCCTGCGGCGAGGCGATGGCCGCGTTTTATAAAGAGACATCCGGCCTGAGCATTCCGCTGGAGCTGGTTTGCGGCAACCATGAAGACAGAATCCAGCGCTTTGAAAACAAAACTCCCGAAACCGTTGGAACTTTGTGGGCGCAATTTGAAGATTTGTGCGCCAGGCACCGCTGGCGACTTCACCCCTACGGTCAATGGTTGGTCATCGATGGGGTGGGCTTCATCCATGTGCCGATGAACATCATGGGGCGCCCCTATGGCGGGCAACAGTCCGAGAACCAGATCGCAAATCATGCCACTCACAGCATCGTGTTCGGTCATACACACCGCGCGTCGTTTCGCAAGACACCCAAAATCGGCGCAAATAATTCCATAGAAGTCATGAACCTGGGGTCAGCCATGCCGCACGGCTACGTGGCCAAGTACGCGGGCACGGCGACGACCGGCTGGTCATACGGTGTCTACGAATTGGAGCTGCGCGGCGGACACATCGTGTCTTACACGTTCACGTCAATGGCGCAGCTCGAAGAACTGTACGCCTGATGCCGGGGTTACATCCGCAAGAAAAACTCATTCACGAACTTGTGAACGAGTTCCGGTATAAATGGAGCGGGTCGCAAACGGAATTTCGCATGGCGGAAGAGCTGATCGCGCTAAACCTTGTGATCTTGGCGCAGGAGCAAACGATACAGGAGCTGTTGAAAGATCGACATCTGGCATTCTATCGTGAACCCCCAAGAACGGACGCGCCACATGAACGATAACGATGACGACGACAACGTGGTCCACATCGACGACTCCGACCCTATATTTTTTAGCGACATTGTGTCGCAGCGGGCCATTGCATTCGCAACGCTGGCGCATTTTTCCGAAACATCAGTGGACAGAAAAACAAAAGAGCTGACGCTGCTCATGATGCAGAAGATCATTACGTCAATCAAAACGCCATCGACGGCGGAACTCAAAACAATAAACTAAAAAACCGCCCCGGCTATCAACCGGGGCGGCGCTCTTACTTTACGATCTTCAAGCTTGGTGTTGCTGGCGTCTCAAGCATGTTGCGCAGCTCCGACTTGCTGTGCTCGCGCGCTACGTCGGGCGCGGCGAAGACATGCTTCTTGGTGCCATGCTGCGACGACGCCAGCCGGCCCATGTCAACCCACCCGGCCTCCTTGAGCGCGTGTAACAGCGCCGCCTGCGGGATCTTGACGCCTGCGGGCGCGGCCGCCACCAGACGGTCGCAGAGCGCGAAGAACGGCGAGCCGACCACACCGCGCGAGAACTCGCCAGCACGGACGCGGATCAGATCGACGAGGTACGACTCGGCAATCGACATGCCATGCTCGACCAGGTTGGCCTTGAACTCGGTAAACGGCGGCGCGGCCGCTGGGTTGAACTTCGACACGTCACGAGCGTGCATCCACGCCGCGACCTTCTCAAACCCGCCCGACTTGTACCAGCGCCACAGCTTGTCGGCCTCGGCGGGGTCCATCCGGGGCGCGGTTGACCACAAGCAGAACCAGCGACGGTCCTGCGACGGGATCGAGATCGGCACCGGATCGTTCGTAAACGCCAAGACGAACATGCGGTTCAGCATGTTGTAGGGGTGCAAGCCCTTGCGGTTGATGACGATCATGTCGGGCGGGGCGGCAATGACGGGCTTCAGCTTGTTCGCCAGCATCCGACGCGACGCCGCCTCTGGCTCCTTCAGCTCGTTCAGGATCAGGATCTCGCTTTCAAGCTGATACCCCCACTGCGACAGCAACCCATCGGCGTCAATGAGTCCACGGTTGCGCAGATGCGGGCCACAGACGGCCCACAAGAACGGTGCCCACATGCTGTCCTTGCCGCAGCCCTCGTCACCGCCGTGCAGCGCCGCGTGGTTGATCTTGACGCTGGGGTTTTGAACCTTGAACGCCATCATGTCCAAGACGTGTTCCAGCTCCTCCGGCTCCGGCACCAACAGCTTGCAATGATCCAGCCACGGGCTGACGTTGCCGGGTTGGACGCTTGACACGTCAGGCCGCGCGTTGCGCCAGCGGTTGCCGAACACCTCGCCGTCACGCGCGACCAGCACGGCCTCGCCAGCGGCGTAGGTGACGCCGCGCAGCAACCGGGCGTTCATCGTTTGGCGGTTCTCGTCAAAGCAAATCGACGCTTCGATTTTGCGGCCGTTGTGGATCGACTGGCAGGGGACATGCCGATAGATGGCGTTGAAGGTCGTGCGGCCCAGCTCGCGACAGTCGCGGATGTCGAAGAACGAGTCATCATCGGAGATGTAGGCGAAGCGTTCGTACCAGTCGGCCTTTTCGACGCGGCCCAGCTCCTTGCGCTCGACCTCGGCGACGACCTTGGCCGCCTCGTCGGAAAACATGTCGGTCGGCGTCAGCTTGGACAGCGTGTTGCTCATATGCTCAGCCAGCAGCTCGTCGCGCAGGCCAGGATTGACGCGCGGCCCACCATTATCGCAGACCCAGCGCAAGAACGCACGGCTGTTGAAGTCCTCGCAATGGCCGTGGTAGCAGCAGAACGAACGGTCAAGCGGCTTGTAGCGTGCTTCAATCTGGCCGTCCGAATGCTGGGCGCTGTTCGGGCAGACGACGCCCATCCAGCCCTCGGCGTTGACGTTGGACAGGACCAGCCCCTTGTCGTTCAGCCAGTCAAGCACGCTATCCTTGCCGGTGTCGCGCAGGCGGAAGCTCACGCCCTGCGCTGTGTCGGCCTCGGCTGGCGTCACGCCAAGCGCGGCGCAGATTTCCGGCAGGGTGAACTCGCGCTCACGATGGAACGACACCAGACGCGACACGAAACCGTCGCGGCCGGGCTTCAGATTGACAGATCCGGGAATGCGGAAGTTGCGCACGGCGTTGGTCGCGCCGGGGTCGGTGTAGCCTGCGGCCGCAATCGCCTTAATTGCTGCGGTGAACTCGCCCTTGGTCGGTTGGTCGCTGAAGGCGTAGCCCCACTGGAACGACCCCGGCGAGGTCTCGATGATCCACGTCGGTGGCAGCGGCGGCTCTTGTGCCTTCGTGCCGACATCGTCCAGCATCAGACACAGCACGAACTCGCAGTTCGACGCGCTGGCGCTTGGCTGGCCTTCGCTGAAACGGTCAACGATAAACGACCCGGTGTTCATGTACCAGGCTTCACCCGCCTTCGGCGTGCGCGTCGGCAGATATGCGGGCCACGTATATTTCAACGTCCCGTCGCCGTGCGTCACTTGCTTGCCGTTGTGCATGACCGGCTTCTGTTTGACAAGCAGCGGCGTCTCGCCGTGCTCCGCCAGCCCTTGGATAAACTCGATAAAGTCTCTCATGTGATTCGTTCTCCCCGTTTATTTCCCGTAACGTCTCATCGTGTGCACCTCAATGCCGAGTGGTATTCCCTCGGCCCACGTCGGTGTGGAGCACATGATCCGTTTCATCGCCTCGACCGTATGGTCGGGGTCGTTCGTCTCTAGGACGATTTCGTCGTGGACGTGCAGCACGGGTTCAAACCCCTCCGCGTCCAGCTCACGCAGCGAATAGCGCAACAGGTCGTTGGCCGTCGCTTGCGTCACGTTCTCGCACGCCAGCCCACGCCAGAGGCGCGCGCGTGGCCATTCCTTCGCATCTGCTGCGGGCTTCCACGCGGCCTTGGCGTAGGTGACGCCCTCGGCCTCCAGCCGCGCGTACGGATAGCAGAGCACGCGGCCGGAAGGCAGAGCGTACCAGAGGTGCGTTCCGTCGAACAAGTAGGTAATCCGGCCAGCCGTGAACTCATGACCCTTGTGGCGCATGGCGCGTGTGTACGCCTGCTCCAGGTCTTGCCAGAACGGCATGGCCCAAGTGTTCGCCGCGCGCCAGCCGTTGACCATGCGCTTCGCCTCTGGCTCCGGCAACGACAGGCCGTAGACGCGGCCCATTGCGGCAAACGCGCCGACACCGCCAGCGAAGCCACAGGCAAGTTCCTGCACTTTTCCAACCTGACGCTGGTCAGGCGTCACGTCGTCAAACTCGACGCGGAACGTCGCCATCGCGTTGACCTTGTAGACATCGCGGCCTGTGCGGAACAACTCCAGCTTGGCGTCGCCCTTGCCCGACAGCCACGGGTTGACGCGCGCCTCAATGGACGACCAGTCGGCCACGGCGAGCCAGTTGCCATCGCTCGCCAGCAACGCCGGGCGCAACATGCCCTTCAGCACGTCAGTGACGCGGCGGCCGTACTGCGGCACGATCTTGTGACCGCGCACCATAGCGGCGCGCGTCTCGTCTGGCTCCTTGGCGCACTTGCGGGCGAAGTTGTGGACCTGAGCGCCGTAGGACGACGCGCGGCCGGTCGCAGCGCCGCCAGCGAACACGAACGCGCCACGAACGCGGTGGTCCTCGTCGTCGGCCAGCGCAGCCAAGCGGCTGAACTTCGCCACGCTGGACGCCCACAGGTCGTCAGCGCACTGGATCACCTCGGCCACGTCGTGCGGCACCTCGTCGGGGTTCTCGCCGGCAAACGTCAGCAGGTTGACGCGGACGTTCTTGTCAATCGACATCTTCTCGACGCCGTCCTTGTGGACGCTCATCAGCTTCAGCGCCTCAGGACCGACACGGTCTTGCACCCACTGGCGCATCTTCGGGCTGCGCACGCTGGTGATTGCGCCCTCCGTCACCTCGACCACGATCTGCTGGATCTCGGCCAGCTCGTCGCTGGCGTACTTGACCGCAGCATTGCACAGCGCCAGATCGACGCGCACGCCTCGGTCGTTGATACGCTCGTTGACGTGGTAGTCGGCCAGCTCTTCCGCCGACAGGTCGCGCAGGCTGCGGCTGATGGCGCGCATGGCGCGCACGTCCTGCTCGCAATAGGCCACCATCTCGGCCATCAGCGCCGGATCGTCGTTAAACGTCCCGTCACCGCGCGGCACCGACAGCGCTCGGATCAGTTGCGATCCGCGATGGTCCTTCTTCATCGTCGCGCCAGCGAAGCGGCCCACGTCCTCCAGCGATCCTGGCGCGCAGTTGGCGCGGGCTTGCGTCGCCGTGCAGTAGAACTGCGACAGCGACGGCTCGCGGATGCCGTGGTCGGGGCAGAGGACAAACCAAAAGATAAGCCGCTCGAAGGCGGCGTTGTGTGCTCTGATTTGGCCTGTGTGCTCTGCGACGCGCTGCGGGAACGGCTGGTCTGGCGTCCACGTGACGACCTCGTCGTCGTCGAACGCATAGGACATGCACAGCACGGATGTGGAGCGGTCCTGCGCGTAATTGTAGACGCCACGCGCGCGAAGGTCGCAGCGGCTGCGCGTTTCAAAATCGAGCCAGAGTGTTTTCATGATCTTGCTCAGTTACTCGCGGGCGCTGCTGGGGGAGGGGCAGCAGCGCCCGCTTTCACTCTCCCTTACGCGCGGCGACGGCGACGCGAATCAGCGGGAGCTTCAGCCGGAGCATCAGCGACGGGAGGCGCGTCTGCTTCGGTCGAACCGCCATCCATGCCGATCCACTCCACAATGTCAAACACTGGGGTGTAGATGCGGCCATAGGACTTGTGCATGTAGTGCTCTTTCTTCAGACGAACGACCGGAACCGGCTTCGTCTGGTCCTTCTCGACCTGGCTGGCAATGGCGAGCGCCAGCGCCTGCACAGCACGCTTCCCGCCAACGGACGTGACCGTGTAGCGGGCTTCCATGTCCTTGTCATCACCGGACACGCACTTCAGCGACATGCCGACCTGCGTCTCCCAGCCACGCTTGGCACCCGCCGGGGCGGCGTCAAGCTCTGGCAGCGGCGACGACACCGGCACCATCTTCTCGCCCAGCACGTCACCCTCGCCCCAAGCAATAAAGCCGTGGACGAACGAGAACGGGTTGATGGCCCAAGTTGCGCCGTCTTCGACCTCGGTCTGGTCAGCGCCGAACACCCAGTGCCCGGTCTTGTCCATCTTGAGGATGACGTTGCCACCAGCGTCAGAAACGCCGGTCTTGATGCCGCGAAGCGAGTCGGCCAGCGAGGCGGCGGAGGGAAGGTTAGCGTTGCCGAAAACAGTGAGATTTGACATCTGGTTTTCCTTTAGACGAGTTTACCAAGAGCGGAAGCGAGCTGCTTGCCGATCTGCGACACTGCCGGGCGAGGGTCATCCTCGGTTACCAGCGTGTTGCCCGTTGAGATGGAGACGACGAGGTCAGCAGGCAGCGCGATCTTCTGCTTTTTGAGCAGCTTCTCCGCCTTCGCCGGACTGAGGACCGAAGTCTCCACCAATTCCTTTGTATCAAAACCGAGACACTCCAGCGCCGCAAGCGCCAGTTCGTCGTCGATCCACTTGCGCGTCGAACGCTTCGGCACCAGCTTATAGCCTGGCACCGACAGACCTTCATCAAGCATCTGATACGCGAGTTCGTTCACGCCGCTGATCCATGCCTCTAGCAGTTCAGCCTGTTTAAGATAGACACCGATCTGCGCCGCGTCTATGGCGTGCAGCTTATTTTTTAACGCCCTGTCCACGGCTCCGGTCATGACCGGGCAGACCGGCTTGGCGGCGCACCAACGGCAATGATCGCCAGACGACAGCGCGGCGTCGGGAAGCTGCGAGGTCTTGACAGCGATAAACAACTCACGTTCAAACGACGCAATCCGCGAGACGTGCGTCACCCAACGCTTGACGCTGGGCGGCTGCACGATGATGCACTCGATCTCGGTCACGCCTTGGAACGCCCACATCGTAGCCGGCGTGCGCATGGCGGCCGCTGCATAGAACATCGCCTGCGCGTTCTCCTCCACGTCCACGGCGACGCCAGAGCCGAATTTCCAGTCGAGGACAATGGCGCGGTTACCCAACCGCCCGATCAGATCGGCGGAGCCGAACACACCCGGCAACGCGGTGTCGAAGCCGACGACTTGCTCGACGGCGTATTCCATCTCTTTGTTGGGGTCGATGTCGTTCAGCGCGTCAAGCGCCGGGCGCAGCTTGGCGTCGATCAGGTCTTGGTCAAGCGTGATGCCCTCGTAGACCGTGCCAAGATAGCTTTCAGGCGTGCGGTCGGTCGTAAGAATTTCCGCGATGACGTTGTGGAGCAGCGTGCCTTCGTCCGCGTATTTGCTGGACGGCTTGGGCGGCATCTGCTGGACAAGCGCAACCGAGCCAGGACAGGCAATGACGCGCTTGGCTGTGGAGCCGCCGACGATAGAAGAGTGTTGTGCCATCAGTGAACCTTTCGTGTTTTTGACAAGCCAGACGCTAGACAATGTTTGGCCCCTGTGCAATAGCTTTTCTTGCAATGGGAGCGAAAAATGCTAGAAAAAGAAATTGAAGCGTATTTCATTTGGACGGTTGGCCGTTTAGGCGGGCGAACGTACAAGTTCAAGTCGCCCAACCTGCGCGGCGTGTCGGACCAGATCGCGTGTTTGCCCAATGGCCAGACATGGTTTGTGGAGTTGAAAAAAAAGGGCGGGCGGCTGGCACCGCTTCAGACCAAGTTCGCCGCTGATATGGTAGATTTAGGCCAGAACTATATTTGTTTATGGTCAACTGAGGAGATTGAAGAATGGCAAAAAATGCTTCCGCTGTGATTCGCACTACGACTTCAATGCGCGCGACAAAAGTCAAGGCAGCAAAGCCGACTGGATCGTCAGAGGACGATGATTTTACGTTTGGGTGGGAACAAACTGCGCATGATCCATTGATTTATGTTGCCCGTGAAATTGTAGATAACGCTTGGCCCGATACGCCGACGCCGGATGTAATGGCTGGTACTTGGGATAACACGCCAATCATGAAATGCGTTCTGGTTGCGTTGCGGCGCGGAATTGAATTGGCGCAAAAGGATGATGAATGAAGCTGCGCCTTAGACCGTACCAGG